CTTGACTTGTTCCTCCGTTAAGATAATACGAAACCGAAGAACCGCCACCGCCACTTGAAGGGAAATCTGCTAAAGTACCATCTCCCCTGATATATTGTGAAGCAACACCTGCTCCTGTTACTGCAAGTGTACCTCCTGCTCCTGTTAATGGTGAGTTGGTAACTATAAATGCAGTTGGCATTGTTAATCCAACACTTGTCATTAAAGTAGGAAAAGTTGTCAAGTTTCCTGCTCCGTTTACATATTGTAAATTAGTTCCGTTGAATCCTATGTTAATCGTTCCGCTTGTAGTAATTGGTGAGCCTGTGATATTTAAACTATCTCCGCTTTCAGTAACCGCTACACTCGTAACTGTTCCTGTTGCTCCACCTGCTTTCTGCCATACTGAACCACTATAAATAGCTTGATCCCCAACTATAAAAGAAATTGGACTACCAGAGCCAAAGTTTACTGTTCCTGCCGTATCACACAAATAGACATCGCCTTGATTAAAAGCACCACCATTAGTTAAGGTTGGGCTATTAGTAGCAGCGTTCCAAACTCCTTTATATTCCATAACCGAATTAGGCAACTGAGATACTAATATCTTACCATTCACATCAAGCTTTGGTACACCATTAGCCACATTAAAAGCCAAAGAACTTAACACTCCACTTGTGCCAATAATGACATCTTGTAAATCTCTAACTTTCGCACCTCCAGTAATCTGTATCTGTTGACTCATTCTATTTCTAATTAATTATTTTACAATCATTCTGACAAACTCATCCACCTCTAATGCTCTTGCCGTTGCAAAGGTAAGAACTCCTGTGGCACTATTAAAGCTAACATTCTCATCCGTTGGTACACCGCTTGTAGCTATCGTTCTAACCTCTACACCACCTCTTGTAACTGATATACAAGTAGATCCTATTGCACCTGCGAATGTTACACTTGTTTCACCACCTGCTGCCGTATAAGAAAAACTATTCACGCTTGAAGTTGATATTGTAGAACCTCCGTCTATAACTTGAGTTCCTGTTATTGCATAAGCACCTGTTCCTTGTAATGCCAATGAATAAGTAGATGCACCCTCTACAGGAGCACTTAAGCTGATTGATGTGATGTTAGCAGTACCACTTACTATTGAATAGCCATAAGTACCACTAGCATCTGCATTGTCATTATCTATTGAGAACCTAACATCTATTGAAGCTCTGTTTAATTGTTTCTGCATTAAAGCAAGATAGGAGTAACCGCTTAAGGCTATAAACCCATCACAATTAACTGTCCAAGAAGTAATGTCATTCTTAAACTCCCTGAACCAAGCTGATGTCTGAGAGGTAACTTCTACTTGTTCCGTAGATGCCTCAAATGAGCAACTTGTAGAAGCTCCCATTGGAGTTCCTAGTGGTATAGTAGTAGTTACTTGAGCTTCATTACTAGATTGAGTATAAAGGGTAATTTGGTTAGTAGTTGTACCTGCGTAAATAACCTTAATTAGAAGCCTATCTGTGGCACTTATAGTCGTTTGAGTGACTGGCATCTCATTAGAAATTAAGGTCTTTGTTAGGGCTGTTAAGGTCTTTACTTCCGATGAGAACAATAAGGTAGCAACACTACCATTATATTTATATAGTTCATACTGAACTTGAGCACCTGCAAAGGCGGTTAAAATAGAATAGTAAGCACTAAAAGTCCAAGTACCTGCTGGTATGGTTGTTACACCAGGATCAAGAGCATCGGTAATAAACGAAGCTATTGTACCTGCTCCTGTTTTATTGAAGTCAACTGAAGTACCTGCTACTTGGCTTCTGCTTAATTCCTTACACACAATGCTATCAAAAGTGCCTTGTGCAGTACCTCCATTAAAGTAATAGATAGCGTTGCTATCATATTCATATAATACTATATTCGTTCCGTTTATTACTGATGCCATTTTATTATATTAATTTTATATCTATATGCGATTTATGTCTAATGGAATATTCAAAAACCAAAACGGCCCTAATTGACCAACATCTGTTATGTATGATGGAATAAGAAGTATAAATGTATCATCATAATAAATTTCCATTAATTGTAATGAATTAGTTTGATTATTGTATGGTGATAATGTAAGCCTATTTGCAGCAAATTTTTTACCACTATAACTTAAATCCCCTGTTGTTGTATCTGTAACAGTATATACCTTATCTAAATAAGCATACCCATTAACACCTTTTGTTTCTCCAAGGTCAGCCTCTAATGTTGCAATATTCCTTTGAAATATCTTTATATATTGATATGCCAAAAGGGCAACTGCCTTATCCCCACCAACTATCATTCCTGTATCTAAGAAGTTCCATCCTGTTAAATATACTCCTGAACTATTATATAGAGAGCCTAATGATAATACTTGTTGTCCATATAAATTAGGATAAACTTGACCATATGGCTGCTCAAATACTTTTGTGGTAGATTTAATACTTGTTAAACTATTTTGAACAACTGCATATTTAACCTCTGTACTCTCTTGGACTAATTTAAAATTCCTTAATTGAGTTGATCCTGTATCACATCTTACTTTAATATTCAAATAGCCCATTAAAAATGTTCCTGCACTTAAAGACACCCAATATGGAGGTATTGATAATGTATATGTATCATAATCAGAATCATCTCCTGTTGCAGCAGGGAAGGTAATAAATGTAGCAGAGCTTGTTTGCCAATCACCATTATTATCTAAATATTTATTGCCCGATCCTGTATCAAGTAATGCAACTTGTATTTTAATAGCAGATCCGTTTTTATGCTCACAACTAAAGGTAGCAGCTGCACCTCCCAAATATGGTGTATATGGATAAAAAACAGGGCCAGGTGCTAATATTTGTAAATCGACATAACCTGTACCAGCCGATAAAATATAACTATTAAATTGCTCATTAGCTTCTTCAAAAACAGATGCAGTAGCTGATCCTGTAACTGCGGTAAACCAACCCTCTGCGGTTGTGGCTGGGTATATACCTGAAACAATCTTTAAGTTAGCGTCATGAATTAAGTTTATTGGTGATGTATATTGGCTTCTAACCTCTATATCATAAAACCCTTTTCTTAATATCTTGGTTTGAGAATTATTAATAAAATGAACACCACCTTGAGAATGTGGTTGAATATCTATTGTGTTTGTTAGTTGTCCGTAAGAGTTAATGGTTATGGTTGATGCCCCTATAGCGTATCTTGTATAATACCTTGTAGTAGCAGCCACCTCCATAGTAGATGTAATATACCAATCTCCATTAGCTTGATACATTCTACAGTTAAATGTCTTTAAAATATTATCTAATATTGTATAATAACTTACCCCTACAAAATCTCTTCTGTATTGGTAGATTTGATTAAATGGCTCATTAGATTGACTAGCAGCTCTTGTAGCCATCCCTGTTGCAAAGAAAGAACAAGCTATATTAAGAAAAAGGTCGGTTGTAGGATAAGCTAATAATCTTAATGCCGTACCAATTAACTCTAAGTGTTTAACAGTTAGATTTATACTACCATCAACAACATAATCTTCTTCTTGTAAAAATGATATACCATCTATTGCAACTAATGATGCTTCTGATATACCTGTTGAGAAACCGACTTGTGAATAGTCATTAAATAAATAACCTCTCCATATTACTGTGGATGACTCCTTTAATAATACATAATATAATCTATCATTAACCGATAACACATCAGGAAACTGAGTGTAATCATCTGCGGTTTCTAATATGAAAGAAAAGTTTAATTGTGATGTTATAATAGCAGGATATGGATACTCTTCTGATGAGCTTGGTTGTAATGTAATAGATGTTGGTATGTATGTTTTTACGCTACCAACATAACCATCTTCATACACTTCTATTGTTTGGGTATTCCCATTGCGAAGTATTTGACTTAATGTATATCTTAATGCGTATGCCATTATGCTAAACTAATATTTTGTCCTTTAAGATTTGATGCCTTCTGTGCCCTATTTACAGACAAAAGTAAGTCTTGTCCTCTTAACATAAAAGTTCCACCTCCACCGCCACCAATCATATCTTTAAGCTTATCTAAAGGAGCTACTACTTCAGGGTTTGTTCTCGCACCAGGATACTCACCCATTAATCCCATTGTAGGGCCACTAATAATACCACCATTAGCAAACTTTTTAGTTTTAGTACCGCTATCGTTCATCTTTTTTACACTTCCTTGTAAAGCTGCTCCTGTGGCAACCAATACAACACCTGCCGCAATAGCTGCAAATGGATTTGTAAACGCTAATTTAAACGCATCCATAGCAGTTCCATATGCTATTAATGCCTTACCTATGTTTTGTAATCCAGTAGCTATTATTTCTGTTATGCCTCCAAATATATCAACATCTTCTCCATTAAATGATTTGCCTATATTTTCAGCAAATTGTGATATACTATCAGACATTACACCCTCTATTAAGCCTTTAATCTTAAGCGATGTTGCTTCCCAAGTAGTACCCATGCCTTTTAATTTGGCATTCACTTTATCAAAAGAATCTAAATAAACGGCAAGTACCTTTGGATCAAATGTGTAAGCTGCCAAAACGGCCAACTTAGCTAAGGCTTGTTTTGTATATTCTATTCTTTCTGTTAAACTATTTCTATTTAATTTATCCTGAACCGCTAGTTCAGTTTCAATTATATTTGTTTGATTTTTAGCAAATAGAATAGCATTTCTTAAATCATCTTCTGCAAACTTTTTATTTATAGCTAAAATAGCATGAGCTATATCTAATCTATTAGCTGCTTGTAGTTCTAGCTCCTTTTTTTCTTGTGCCGTTCTTATCTTTGCATTATCATCTAATACCTTATTTAAATTTTGTTCAAATAAGTTGTTATTAGTTAATCTATCCGCTTGATATCTAGCGTGTATATCTTTTTTATTCTGTAAATATGTACCATCTGTTTTTGCTCTTTCTACCGCTAATCTTTCTTCTTCATTTATTATAAGAATCCCATAAGCCCTAAATGCATATATATCATCTTTATATGCTTGTTGTTGTGCCTTTAATGATTCTAAAAGATAAGTTTCTTTAGGTTTTGGCCCTTTAGTATCTTTGCCTCCTTTGCGATTTAAATCAGAATACGGATTAAGCAATAACGCTTTTGTATTCCCTTTTCTTAAATCCTCTAATTGTCTTAATAATGTTTCATTTGCAATTATTTCAGAATTTAAGTTATCTAATTCTGTATTACCCATAAAGAAATCAATAGGGTGTATCCCTTTGTTTGCCTTAGCTGTTTCAATAGCTAGTTTATTTCTTTTTTCTATTTGCCCTATACTTATTTCTGCAATTTTTTTACCAATAACTTCTTGCATTTGTTGCTGCTGAATAGCCTCAGAGTATAAGTTTATTGCTATAATTGCATCCCCAATAGTCTTTATCTTTTTACCTTGAGCCTCATCTACTTTAGTTATTGCTTCTCTTGCTTCTGCCAATGCTTTGTTTCTAATACTTTCTGTTGTATTTAAATCTAGCATAACATCAACTAATCCTTGCAAATTAGAAACTTCGGAATTAGTATAGTTAATAGTATTCCTTATTTCATCATTAGTTTCTTTTAAAGCTTTTTTCCAATCATTAGTGCTTTTAGTAGCACCAAATGCTCCCATGTCATAAGCCGTAAATAATGCAATAAGAGCAGAACCTATTAAGTAAATAGGGCCTGTCATACCGGCAAGTCCGCCTATAACCGCAGGTAAGTTATTCTGGATACCTCTAAATCCATATGGTAAATCTTGTAATATTAATGCAAAATTTGTCCATTGCATATTAGATTTCTTTACAGTATTGCCAGTCTTATCCATTTTACTTGCTAATGGCCCTATCTGAGATTGTAATTGCTTAAATCCTACACTTGCAGGATCAATACCATTTTTAGTCAATTCAACCATCGCCCTTTCCATAGACTTTGTTGCAGCTTGAGCTTGGCTTGAATCCTTGCCATACAACTTAATAGCATTAGTCATAGTATTAAAACTATCCTTAAACTTATTAGCTATTTTTTGAAACTCTGCACTTGTGCCAGTAAATTGGCTTTTAATTTGTTGTAATGCTTCGGTTACTTTAGAAAAGTCTAATCCTAACTCTAAATCAAATCTATTCTCTGCCATTATATTATAGGTTTAACAATTTTATATTTTTCTAAAACCGCTTTTAATTCTTCTTCTGTCATTACTCTTTGCTTTACAAAGTTACGAGTATCGCAGTCTAATTCAATAAGCTCTTGTGGCTTAACTTTCTTACCTTTTGGTAATTGAATGTTTATTAGTAATGTTGTCTGCCATCTAGTTCTAACCCACTCTTGTTCTTCTTGATGCCTATATCCGTACCACACAAAATCTAATTCAGCCATGGTCATCTCCCAAAACAAATGGGGAAGCACTTTGCACTCCCCCATTGTATATCTTTCTATGTCAATCCACTCTAATTTTTTTTTACTCCATCCTTTTTACTTGACTTTGTTGGCTTATCATCTATACCGCTATTCATACTTTCTGCAAGTGCTGCCATTACATCTTGGAACTTTTCTCCTCCCATTCCACCCATATCATCTATCCAATCACACACTTCTATATCTGTAAGGCTTGGAGTGATTCCTTGAGAATATAATGGATATTCAGCAGCCGATTTTAGTAAGTTAACAATAGCATCAAGTGAGTCTTTGCCACTTAAAGCATCTCCTATGTCAGAAGGCCCTATGCCTTGTAATTGACAGAATCTTTTAAGACTCCAAGTACAAAAACGCATCGGTATCTTCTTCCCATCGGAAAGAGTTAGTTCAAATTGTCCTCTCATATGTTTGGTTTGTTTGGTTAGTTTGGTTAGTTAGTACCGATAGTTAATGCTCCTGTTCCTTTGAAAGAAACTGAATATGTAACTGGGTTCTCCATGTCAGCAGTAATATCTACACTCTCAATAAACGCAGAACCTGACCATACCGTATCATTTGTAACTGGAGTTACACCACCTGCCGAGTTATCTATTGTAGTAAATTTAACTGAAACCGGAGTTCTAGCTACTGCTAAAGCGGTCAATTCAGATGTGCTTACATATGTAGCAGTAACACCTGGTACTACTGTAGCCAATCCATCAGTTGTTAAAGACCAAGACTTTTGTCCACCGATTTCTTGTGCCCATCCTAAACTTTCTTTAGTAGAAGCATCAGGAGCATCTATAGCGATGCTTAAAGAACAAGAAGTAGAGAATGCTATTACTTCAGTTCCAATTAGAACTACTAATGAAGTTCCGTTAAATACACTTGTTGTTGCCATTTTATTTTATTTTTCTTTTATGTTAATTGATTCACGAAATGTTCCATTGTTATCACCCTTCTAAACACATAAGCCTCATCCACATAGTCAAAGGTAGCAATATTACTACCAATCTTACAAGTCACTATTTTAAAGTCAGGTGCAGTACTAGGATAGCTTGGCGGTCTAACACCTACTATTTCTAATAACTCATTTGCATAAGTATCAACAGTCTTCTGCCCTACTTCCCCTGCTTTAAAAGTCCTATAAACTATGTCAAATTGGATAGTAACATTAAAAGCAAAGCTTTGTTTATTACTATTGTCCACTTGTGTCTGACTACTGATAATCAAATAAGGTGGCTCTACTGTGTCAGGTGCTATGGTATCATAAGCAGCTAATGAGTAGGAAGCCGAGATAAACTTATCGAAATAAGCTTTCCTTAGTGTATATCCGCAGTCCTTCATTTTGGTACAAATTTAATGAAATATATTTATATTTATTTTGCCTACTTTTTAAAGTTGTTTAAACTTCTAAATAAAGCAGAATATTGTTTATCAAACGAATTGAATAGATATGGTCTATATGGCATATTATTCTTATTACCTCCTGTCTTAAATTGACCTGCAAAACTCATTAATCTATTTTGAGTTAATCCGTATTTATATGTAGGTATTCCAAATCCCCTACCTGTACCAAATTCTACATAAGGAGCATAGTTAACTAACCCACCACCAACACTTACTTTAGCATAGCCAGTATTTGAGTTGTATGGTGTAGATGTAATGCTATTAGATAAATTTCCAGTTCTTTTATATTTTGAATTTGGATTAAGCTTTTTAAGTCCGCTTATTGAAGATTGTTGTCTTGCTTGAGCTTCAATAGCTAATACAGATTCATTAATCCTTTTTATCGCATAAGCCTTAAATTGATCCGCAACTTCTGCGTATCTCATTTGTAGCTTAAATAGATTCCTTGCCTCTATCGTAAATTTTATTTCTTCAGCCATTACTTAAGTGTTGCACAACCTATTAAATAATATTGATTCAAGTCAGCTTCGTTAATAATAGAGTTAATCATATAAGTCCTTGACTTCCAAGTTATTACAAGAGCATTAGTAAATGTCTTACCTGTTGTATATCTAATCCTAAATGTAACCCCATCATTAATACTATCCCTACCTGTTATATTAGTCCTACTATTGGTATTATTGACCAATTCAGCCCAGCAAGTGTAGTATGGTACTAAAGTATTGACAAACCCTCCTGCACTATCAGAAACGCTTGTTTTAGTATTAAATGTAATCCTATTTCTTAATTGTCCTATCATTAGAAAATAATACTTACCCTTTTGTAAGGTTTCATTAGCTCGTAAGCCGTTGTTAAGTTAGCTGAAGGCTTAGAGCTTTCAACACTTGATTCTCTGTATTCGTACAAATCACCTACCATCTTCAACAAGGCCGTTTTCATAGACTCTGGAGTAGTGGCATATCCACAAGTATAAGTGAATCTAAAGTCACTCATAAGAGGTGAATTAAAGTAAACCTTTTTGTAGGTATCACCTATAACTCTATAATCCCCAAGTACCATTGCTACCCATGCAGCACCATCCCAATACTCTACCAATGTAATACTGTTTATAGGAGCATAAGGAAGCTCTATAAACTCATCTACATAAGCTACCACCTTTAGGGTTCTAGCAGTCATAGCAACTGAAGCGTACTGCTCTAATCTGATCCTAGCAGTTTCTATAAGGCTAGTAATCAAAGTATCATCCTCGCTATAGTCTA